TTCTGGATAATAAAGACGTAAGTAGTCTACAAAACTCTTGCGTAGAGTTTCAAAATCGTAGCTTTGGAAGTCTGCTTCACGATAGGTTTGATAGATTCGCTTCCAATCTTCAACCCCAAATATTGCTGTTTGTCTAGTAGTCTTTGCCATGGTTTTGTATTTATGGCAGTGAAAAACGGCTCAGTTTAAGATGTCAGATATAACTGGCTGTGCGTGTCTGTTGATCAAAGAATATGCTCAAACGTTCTGCATCTGTGCTGGGCACAATGGTCAAAAGTATCTGAATCAATATGCCATTTTCTTGAGGAAATATATCAACTTCGCTGATTTGTAAGCGTGGATCTCCGCCGGCCACACGTTGTATTTCTCTAGTAATTGCGGCCTCGGTTTCATTGGTTTGATTCTCAAACAAATTATCCCACAGTGCAGTGCCATAGCCAGGACGACCCACTAATTGCCCTTGACGAATATTCAACGCATTTAGTAAGTCACGCTTGATCAGAGCATCATCAACCAGTGTGAACTTTTTAAATTGATCCTGTGTGTTAAATCCAATGAATGTAGCCATAGTTTAGTATTTAACCTCTTGGACTATCTGGTGCAAAACGGAATATACCGTCTTCATCAACGGTTGTAGGAACAGTCACAGTGGTAACTGTATCAATGTAATCAATAGACGGAACCTTGGGATTGTCAATAATATCTATCACCGCTTGATCAAGATCTTGTCGCTCAATAGTGTTTTCAAAACCTGGTATATCTATGCCAGCATTAAGCAATGACGAATATGTATCAACAAAGTCAATAGCATATTGTGCCTGGCGGGCAACTAGCAAAATATTGTTGGTAAGATCGGACCCGGCAGTGTCGTTGACCCAACTTACCACTGCATTGACACCATATCTTGTGGCTGGTTGTAAAAATGTTGCTTGATATCGAGCACTTTCGCCGCCGGTTAAAATACCAGCATCTATCAAACCCTGAAATGCTCCAGTCATAATGTCAATTTGAGCAAGATTTTGCAATATTGGATCATTGAGATAATCTAATAGACTTTCGACACCATTTTGCCCAGTCCACACGGCCGGAGTGTTTAACACTGTGATAGTTAAAGATGGACTAGTAATTAAATTTAAAGTTCCGGGTTTGAGATATCCAGTTAGTGTAAGTCCTGCTGGCGTTTGTCCATAAATGCCAATACCTCGAGTGGCAATTTCTGATCCTAGATAAACCGGCGTTCCGCTGTCGTTGAGTTGCCAGTCTGCCAACAAATTTCCATCAGCATCATATGGATCAACATAGGCATTGGCAGCTGCTTGTGCGGTAAGTGCTGTTACTTGTTCTACTGTAATCATATCTGTTATCTCTTAACTTTTATTAAAACGACCTTGAGCTTCTTCTACTGCTGCAATTTGTTGTTGCAAGGTAGGATTCACTGTTGGAGTTGAACTAGGATTTGCCAATCGTTGTCCAATATTATAAATTTCTTGTGCTTCCTGTCCAATGTCTGTTCCAGCAGGCGGTTCGCTAACATAATTTTCAGCAGTAATTGGGTTAACTAAAGTCGCCTTTGATGCTTGAATTGCTTTGTCGGCTGCTTTGGTTTGCAAAGCAGTTTGTGTGGTTACGGTTGTAGAACTAGTAGCTGACGCTGTAGAAGCCACACTGGTTGATGGATACGGATCTTGAGCAACCGGTGTCGCATTTAAATCTGTTTTATTGTTGACTCCTTTGCCATGATAAGGATAAGGCTCGTGTGTAGGAGCTCTAGTCACAATGGTTTCTAACGTGCCGGGATCCACAGTCCAACCTTGTGTGGCATTAAACTTGGTGTCTGCCAATTTATAATTTGAAATTGCTGGAACTTCTGGAACCGGAGGTGTTGGTGCACCGTTCAAATTAATTACTTTACCTTTGAAGTTGAGTGCCGAAGTAGCTTCCCAGCCACCCATTTTGCTTTTGATTCCCAGTGTTCCGTCTGAACGTATGCCTAAAAACTTTGTGCCAGACATCAACAGTTTGTCCAACGAGCTCACAACCATGGTTTTACCACTTTCCATGAACATTTTTTCTTGAGCTTTTATTTTTATAGTTCCGCCTGCATACATGTTGATATTTTTGTCAGCATGTAAATTCAGCGTTCCTTCGGTGCGTAAATTAATTGAGTTTGTACTGTAAACGTCTACTGTGCCTTGTTTGCCAAACTCCATCCACGTCTGTCCATTGGCATGAGTGATATAAAAACAATCCCCGTCGTCGCTCATGGTAATTTGATGACCTTTGGCAGTACGAATACGTATTAGTTTATCTGTGCCACTGAGGTCCCCGTCATCCATTACAAATGTGTGACCACCCATGCGGCCGATAACTTTGATTTCTTGAGGAGTTATTTCTCCTTTTTCCAATTTGGTTCTAATGGTTTTTGGATCTGCCCCACCTTGATAAATTGCAGTACCAGGTGTCGAAATTCCATATACTGAACTAGGCGATTCTCGTTGACTGTTTGAACGTATAGGGCCGCGGATAGGATCTTTGTTTAATCCCTGCTGAAACAATATACCAGCTACCACACTTTGTATGGGTTTTGGTTGATCAAAAAATCTTGGATTTTGATTAATTGCGTTATTTTGTTCATTGATTTCTGTCACTGGCATTAATGGACTATTACCAAATGCAGATTGTTGTTTGGCATTGCTAGAAACAAATTTATTGCTACTACCAATGGCCGGAATCATGTGGTTGATTCCTTGTTCAGGAACACAGCCTAAATAATAACCTTGACTTGGGTCTCCGGCAACAAAGAAACAAATAACTTTGACACCAATGTCTGGGGGTGTAAACCACATACCGTAGCTGTTGCGATTTCCTGGATATGTGCCTGTACCAGCACTGGTTCCACTCACAGGAGTGGCTCCATAAAAAGGAGGACAGTAACTCACAGTTCTCCATAGAGTAGAGTTTGTAAGATCAGGTTTGCCGTCTACTTTAGTGGCACCAAATTCTTCAATGTAAACTTGCAGTCGGCCGCTGCGAGTATTGTCAACGTTGTTTACAACAATACCAATAAAAGGGCCCATTTCTGCGGCCACACCGCCGCGATCAAACTTATATCCTTGGGGGCGACCTCTACTGCGTTCTACGTTTTCTGCCATTGCTTATCCTAAAATTTATTCTTCTTCATTGAGAAGTTGTGGTCCACCAGCATCGTCACCGGCGGCCATTTGTTGTGGAGGAGCTGGACCTATGTCCACTACTTGATTCAGTGCCGATTGCGGAATTACTAATGTTGGTGTACCAGTGTTGATTGTATTTAAAGTAGGTGTGCCCACCGATAGACCAAACGAGGTCGGTGCAAATGGTGGGGTGCTAGCTCGAGTAGGAGAGCTTCCTAGTACATTGTTCAATGCACCAATTCCTAGATTAACACCCTGAATTGATCCTTGATTCAAAATACTTTGCACTGTTGTTAAATTGTTCAAGAATGGCACAGATGACAATACACTGGATATAGTGGAATTTAACGCTCGATTGAGAGAGAAATTCTGCAAGGCTATTTGTCCTGCTGCTAAATTGATTGCCTCGTTGTCTTGCTGAATACGTTTTGGATCAATTACCATGAGTGTGCCTTGCAGTTGTTGAGTAAATTTACCTTTGTCAAACATGCTGGTACATTCAGTTGCTATGTAAATGCGACTAATCTGTGCTGGTCCGGCTTTGGCTGTTTGATCCAGCGTGGCTTGATTTTGCTGATTGGGATCCATTAAACCTGTGCTGAGATTGTAATCTGCAGGCTTGTTGAACGCAATCTCAAACATGGGTTGTTGACTGTCAATATTGATTGTGCCATCTTCTAAAAAAGCGTTGAAATTCCATTGTGTTCGAGGAAATGCAGCAAATGCTTCTCCTTGTTGCAACCAAGCAGGGTCGCCCACAATGGTCATATTACATCTTTTGAGATCACTGGGACTGTACAGCATTTCAGCCAAGTTGGCCGGAGGTTCATTGGCCTTGCCTTTGGCACCCTGAGCACTCTCGGCACTGCGTGAGTCAACTCCGTATTTGATCAACTCGCTGGCACTGCTACTAATATTGTTGACACCTCCGGTCAACACTGCTTTATACAATGTATTGAGATTTTCTTCGTAAGATAGCACCGAGGTATTTTGTCCTGTAAACCAATAATTGTACTGTTTGTGTACTCCATTGAACTGAGGTATTGGATAGTACTTGCTGTTTACATTGGTAATTTTGTAGGCATGCAAAATGTACTTGACCCGGTAAGCGTAGTCATTGCGTTTGTAATCATAGCCTTTGATTTCTGTTTGCATAGTAACCTTGAACCATGCAAGATTTTTTGCTGGTGTGCCAGTGGCTTCTTCTTCTTGAGTTTGCTCATTGTATTTCAGTACCTGCTGATCTTCCATGAAGGTACTGTTGCGTATGACCTGATCAAGAAATTGTACAATTTGCATACCAGCAGTGGCTGGAATAATTCTTGAAGCATTGTCCATTGCTTGTTTGTTGCCTAGTTTTTGATCTGCTGCATTGCCCGACGTGGACATTGGAGTATTTTTTTTGACAAGAGTACCGCTCTTGGTGATTCTTGCATTTTCAATGGTTGGATTAACAAATTCCACACTGTATTCATCAGCAATAAGATATTGTCCTTCGCGAACCATTTGTGCTTGATACTCATTCATAGCGGCCATGAGTCCTTGACGCACAGTTGCTTTAGGAGTTGGAGCCGCGTCGGCTTTGGGAGGTGCACCTAAATTTTGATCAGCTGCCAACAAAGGTACACCATTGTCGTCTACTGTTATACCAGGAATGTTTGATCCTGCTGCGACTGCAGCTTGCCCGGCAGCATACACTGCAGGCCCGGCTAGTAAATCTCTTAGAGTTTGTCCACTGAGTTCAATGTTGTAAGGAATAGTACCTCGACCGGAACTGGCATTAATAATATTCGGAACTGGTTTACATTCAAGTTGGTATTCCACTGCCTTGCTAGCAACTTTAAAATTGATATTGGCCAATGCAAAAGGAAAAAACTTTTCAACAAATGCATTTCTATCAGTGACTGCTGCCGCAGTATTCAACCCAACACCGCCACGCACTAAGTTACCTTGTGCATCATATCCGTAAAAGCGTATCACCAACAAATATATTGCCGCTGTAAAGTTTTTCTTTTTTTGTTCTGCCCCGCCTAGATAACTTTGTACTGCTCGGTCAAGATTGTCTACCAATGTAATGCCATAGGGTTCAATAACGTTGATTTTTATGTCAGCGGCATTGTGACTCATGCCAGTGCCTTTACCAATCATTTTGGACTTTATTTCAACACGATCAATATAATAGTCGTTGCTGAAATATTGACTTCGACCTATTTGCGATGCTCCTCCTGTTTGAAACAACAGTTGAAGACCATCTACTGATTTTGTCTTTGACTGGATCAATCGGTTATAGCTAGCTTCGTTGCACAGGTACACACTGGCCTGATAGGTATAACTTGCGTATTGATCCAGTACATTGGGCTGAGCTATAATTTTTTGTTCGTTGAAAATTGCATCTATCTCTGATCTTGTGAGTTGAGCTGATCCAGCATCATCGGACGCAGCACCAGCACCGGGCCGTCCACCCACACTAGATGAAATAATTGGAGAGCCATCAAACTCTTCTCTACCATCTAGCTCGGCATTTAATAACAACGGGCCGCCTTGTTCATTGTTACCTAAGCTGGTACTTTGTGTTTGACTGATAGGACGAACTGGAGTGTCGAGTCCAGTATCAACATTTTCTAAAAGAGTGTATGGTTCAGCATTGCTACTACTGTTGGTATCAGAAGGCGTGCTGATTCTACCATTATCATTCAATAACAATGTCCCTGACTCAGGACTTTGAGTACTTGAGTTGGGCACTTTGGCTCGAGCGTCGTCATTGACTAGGTTACCGGCACTGGCGGTAGAAGATTGTAATTGTTCAATCTGTATGTTGACTGTGTTGAGTTCTTGTTGCTTGGCAATAATTTGAGCATTTAATCCCGGAACCAATCCTGGTGTAGTACGTTGTGCAATATCTCGCTCAATTTCTAAATCAGCTAATTCTCGTTGTAAAATATTGCGTTGTGCAAGTAAAGATCCAATGCTGGCCATGTTAGAATCCTAACACTGATTTTAGTGTTGTTATTTTTGGTAGATAGATTGTGACGCCTTCAGCAAAGTCCAAAGGAGGTGCACTCAAGGCATTGGGATTGCGTTGATAAAACACCCACCATAGGGTGGCTGTGTCATACAAGTCGTAGGCCAACAAGTCTGGTCTGTACTGATAGGTTTGATTGATTGTAAATGTCAAGTCGTCGGGCAACTTGGGTATGGGTCGATTGACCATGACATCAAGATAAAACTGTGTGATGCCTGTAGTAAAATACGGGCTGGTAGATTCGTAGTTGCTGGCCATTACCAGAACCCTCCTTTTAATAAGTTTCCAT